ACCCATAATGTTAGAGGATAATGGCAGACGAAAAAGTCTATATAGACGTAATAATTGACGATAAAGGCACTACCAAAAAAGTAGCTGTAGATTCTAAAGCGCTCGGTGGTGGTCTTGATAGAGCGTCAGAAGGTGCAGGCACCCTTAACAGGAATATGAAAGGGGTTACTAACCAGTCTTCAAACGCGTCAAAAAACTTTTCAAAAATGCAACAGGGAATGGGCGGGCTTGTGGGCGCGTATGCTACGCTTGCCGCACAGGTATTCGCTGTCACCGCTGCTTTTAACTTTCTAAAATCTGCCGCAGACTTCGCTGTACTAGCCGAAGGACAAGCAGCTTTTGCACGAAGCACAGGTATTGCTATAAAAAGCCTAACAGACGATATTGTAGCCGCTACGAATGCACAGATAGGATTTAAAGACGCAAGCCAAGCAGCAGCAATCGGTATGGCTTCTGGTCTTACTCCAGAACAATTAACAAGATTGGGTACAGCAGCTCGTGACGTCTCTGCAGTTTTAGGTCGGGATGTAACAGACTCTTTTAATCGTCTTGTGAGAGGTGTAACAAAAGCAGAACCTGAACTTTTAGACGAACTTGGTATTATACTTCGATTAGAAACGGCTTCTAAAAAATATGCAGATGCCATAGGAAAAGACGTAAAAGAACTTACTCAGTTTGAAAAATCTCAGGCTGTTGCAAACGATGTTCTTACACAGACAGAAGAAAAAATGTCTTCAGTTTTAGATAATACTGAGAACTTAGGAAATTCAGTTGCAAAACTTGGAAAAGCGTTTGAAAATGACTTATTAAAACCCTTTCAAGAAGGTCTTGCAAAAGTTCTAACTCCTTTAATTGATTTTTTGTCCAATAATGTAGCTGCTTTGACTGCAGCTATGGCTTTGTTTGCGCTTCCAATACTGAAAGCAATTATTCCTGGCTTACAAGATATGGGTACCACCGCGAGATTAGCGGCTGATGAAGCAAAAGAAGCGCTTGACGGACAGATAACAAAACTAGGTGAAAAGAAAGACGCTGTTAAGGCTGCTGCTGCCGCAGAAAAAGTAGCTGCGGGAGAAAACAGAAAAGCCGCCCAACAGCTGGCAAAAGACACAGTAGGAGATAGCAAGCGAAAGCAGGGTAAAGGAATGACAACTCTACTTGCTGGAGGAATACCTACCAAAAGACAAATCTCCGCCATGATTCGAGAAGCAAAAAAAGGAACTGGCGAGTATAAAAAGATGAACGCACAGCAAAGAGCTGACTTCATTGCTCATCTAAAGAATATGGAAGTAGCTAATAAGTCTACTTTCGCTAGGATGGGTCTTACTGTAAAGACATATGTTGCAAAGGCAAAAGTAGGGTTTACTACCCTTGGCGTGGCATATGCTGGAGTTATGGCAGGCATGAAAGCAGCAACAGTTGGATTTACTGTTTTTGCAAATAAGTTAATGGGCGCTGCAGGTATCGTCGGGGTAATTGCTTTAATAATTCAAATGTCTATAGAGGCATTTAAGTTTGTTCGCAAACTATTTGAGACTAGACAGGAAGCCGAGCTTAGATTAGCGCAAGAAAGGGAGCAGGCAAGAATAGATGCTCTTACAGACAAGCTGAAGTCTGTTAATGCAGAACTAGATGAGATGGCAAAAAAACCTGCTGTAGTGGGAACTGCGGGGGCTGAATTTGTTGGTAATGCTTTAAGTAATATTGCGCTTCCTAGTTTACAAGAGGCTTTAATATCGACTGATGACGATTTGCAAAAAGAAGCTAGGGCTAGCCTTAGTAAGTACGTTGAAATTTTAAAAAAATCAGAAGGCAACTTTAGTGGCTCTGCAGAAGAAGCTAGAAAATTTGCTGAGCAGTTACTACGGCAAGAAAACATTACAAAAGCTAATGTAAGAGAGTTGGGAGGACTTATTTCCACTGTTCAGTCTGCCGCAAGTCAATCAAAACTTTTTAGGGCGGCTATCAAACAGTCGGATGAAATTATGACTAGCTTTAATGCAAGTTTAAATGAGACTACAAAGTATGATTCCCCAATAAATGCTTTAACTACTACAATTAAGAATTTTAACAATGCCAGAGCTGAAGGAGTAATAGCTACTGATAAAGAAATTGAAAAAGTTGCAAAGCTCACAAAACAACGTGACAATCTTGTAGCAGCGAGAGAAGTAGAAACAAGACTAGCGAAGGAAGTTGCACAACTAGAGTCTGACACATTAGTAGCTTTACAGGCAGCATCGCCTTTACAGGCAAAAAGAATACAAGCAGAGTCAAATATAAGTAAACTACTGATAGAAAGAGCTGTTGTATCTGAGCAACTTCGAGTAAGAAATGCGCAGATAGCAGACGGCTCTCTCAAGATGAGTGATTCCGTTAAGGAGACTAATGATAGACTAACAAAGCAAATAGAGTATTTAGGCATACAAGCAGATCTTTTAAGGGAGCAACTCGATCTTACTTTTCAAATAGCAAAAGCAGGAAGAGACGCTTTTGAAAGTAATCTTGCTGGTGCTATAGGAAACTTACTAAAGGCTGAAGAGAGCAGTTTTAAAGATGCAATAATGGGAATTGCAAAAGGCACTATAGGCTCAATAGCCGATGTTTTGGCTAAAGACTTAGCAGAAACAATAATGGGAGGACTCTTCGGCAAGAAGATGACGCCACAAGAAGAAGGAATACGAGCAGGTGCAGACTATCATGTAGCTAGATTAAAAGAAGTGTTGCCTACAGGCGGTCCAGGCACTGGAGGACCTTCTCTTGGTGATGACATTTCAAAGCTCAGCGATACTTCAGGATTTATTAGTTTGAAACCTTCAGATGGAAGCGGGCCTAGCGGTGTAGGTGGCGGTGGAGACGAGAAACAGGGGTTCTTTAGAAGACTATTTGGCAAGAAGCAAGTAACAGAAACGAGTGTGATAGGAGCAGATGGAAACGTAACAGGAGAAACAGGAAAGCAAGTAACTCGAATAGACGGAATATTTAGTGGATTTGCAGGAGCCATGCAAAATCTATTTCAAGGAGATGCTCCCTTTCTCTCTAAACTTGGAGGAATTTTTTCTGGGCTAACAGGTGATTTAGGAAGTTTATTCTCTGGTCTCTTTGGAGGAGGCGGTGGAGGTAGCTTCTTTGGAGACCTATTATCAGGTATCGGAGGATTCTTTGGATTCGGAGGCGGAGCCAAAGCAGCCGCTATGGGAGGAATCTTCAAAGGAGGATTTAAGTCTGCTGCTTATGCAAAAGGTGGAATAGCCACTCGCCCGACTGTAGGTTTAATAGGAGAAGGCAAGCATAATGAAGCGGTGGTGCCTCTTCCAGATGGAAAGGCAATCCCAGTAAACTTAGGACAGCAAGGAGCAAGTACAAATAACGTGAGTGTAAATGTGAATATAGCAAGTGATGGAGGAGCCTCTACAAACGCAACTGCAGACGGAAACATGGGCGAAGACTTAGGACGAGCGGTAGCGGCAGCAGTCCAAGAAGAATTACTATATCAGAAACGTTCTGGTGGTATTCTTAATCCCTATGGAGTAGCATAATGGCTATTGGATTTCCTATCTCTGGCACTGGCATAACAAGTGCAACTATTATACCTGATAAAACTTTAAATCGTAGCGCCACTCCCAAAGTAAGGGTGGCAAACTTTGGAGACGGATACCAGCAAAGAATTGCTGACGGTATAAACTCTATCGGAGAAACTTACAGTGTTAATTTCGTAAATAGGGAAAAAGCTGTGGCAGACGATCTTCTTGCTTTCTTTGACCAAAAGAAAGGAGTTACCTCTTTCGCTTTTACTATTCCTGACACTGACAATACGACAGCTACAGGAGAGAAAACAATAAAAGTAATTTGTAACGACTGGAGCGTGCAATACTCCAACTCAGACCACTATAGCGTACAAGCAACCTTTGAACGAGTTTATGAACCATGACAAATCTTATAGCTACAGATGCCCAAGACCTTGAAATAGATAGTGGTCTAGTTGAACTATACGAACTTGAAATAGGAACAGGCAGCAACAATACTTTATTTTTCCACCCTGGAAAAGACTTAGATAATGGCACTACTGACAAAGACTTGATCTTTGATGGTAATACTTATATTGCCTTGCCTATAATGATGGACAACATAGAGAAGTCAGCTACTGGAGCTATGAATAGACCCAAGCTGACGATAGCAAATGTTGAGTCTATAATCAAGACGGGCTCCGACTTTAAAACTCAAATGGAAGACGGCACCTGGGATGCCACCATAGACGGAGAAGCTCTGCCAGCAACAGAGTTTGAAATAGACGATCTAGTGGGGCAGAGA